GACGGCACGCTGAGCGTCACGAACGCTTGCGACGGCGGCGAGGGCGTGCGTCCGCTTTGTAATTTGAAATCTGAAATCTTGGTATCTGACAACACGGACAGCGACGGAGCCTATACGATTATCTGGAATCAGCCGCCCACAACCCCCGGAAGTCTGACAATGCCCGGAACGGTGGAGGGCGGGAAAACGGCTGTGATTAGCTGGGGCCAGTCCACGGACCCGGAAGGAAATTTGTCCGGCTACGTGTTGGAGCGTTCCGCCAACGGCGGCGCATACGCGCAGGTTTACAAGGGCCTGAACCGTACTTATACGGATACAATCACGTTCGGCTGGAACACGGTACAATACCGGGTAAAGGCTTCCGACGGCGCAGGGCTGGAAAGCGGATACTATACCGGCCAGCAGAAAGCCGTTGTGAACAACCATCCGCCCGTTATCAGCGGGACGGATTCGGATTTAGGCACAAAGACCGGCCCGTTTTCGCAGGCGTACACGATCACGGATGAAGATAGCGGCCAGACGATCACGGCCACGGAGAAGATCGACGGCACGGTGAAGCGGACGTTCACAGCCAACAGCGGCACGCAGTACACCTTTACCATTACGCAAGCGGATTGGGTGAAAATCCAGAACGGTTCCCACACGCTGACCGTGGAAGCGCAGGACAGCGCGGGCGGCGTTGCCACACGGACGTTCCAGTTTGCGAAGAATGAAACGGAACTGGAATTTATGCTTTCCGCTCCATTGCCCGCCGATGATATGTTGACAAAGGCCATTATGTCCGTTACACGGCAGATTCCAGCAGGCGCGGAACTGAAAGTGTATGCCTGCAACAACGCCTTTGACGCGGCCCCCACATGGGAGGACGTGACGCAGGCAGTAACCACGGGGAACAAATTCTTCCTTTCCAACAGGGAAAAAACCGCCGAAAGCCATACCGGGGAGCGAAAAAGATAAAAAATAATGGAGGATATGGAAGTGTATAAAGATAATAATTCACTTGGAATGTGCATAGCAAAAATAATTGGCTGTGTGATTTTAATATGCTTGATTGCATCATTCAGTCGTTCTTGCAGTAGAAGTGATAGGAATATGGTTTCTATCAAAGAGGGATATTGTTATGACTGTGATACGCAAATAATCTATATCGAATCTTATGCTGGAAGATACGGACTGGAAACAACATACACACCGTATTACAATTCCGACGGTGATTTGTGCAAATACGATTTAGAAACAGAGAAATGGATTCCGATTGAACGCTAAAAGGCAACTGCGGCATGTGCAGGAGTTGGAAGAATATAACGGTTAGGAGATGCGGAGATGAAAAAGAAAATAAAAGGTATGTTCTGGAAACATTGGAATTGCCTACCATGGCTATTGTGCGGAATATCTGTTTTGGTAGACGGACAAGTCAAAATGTATCAATATCTGCTTGTTCTGATTGCTTTATTGATTTTGATTTGGCGTAAACTTCCGACTGATGATAGGTGATTAAATGGGACTGATAACATGGATAAAGGAGAAATTATGATAACGGCAAGTGAAGCAAGGGCAAAGACAGAAGCGGTGAGAAATGACAGAGTATCTCGCGAAATGAAGAGGATTGAGCAGGAAATTGAGCAGGCTATCTGTAAAGGCGATAACAATATTGCCTTAGATGGCACGATAAAAAGGGAAACAGTCGAACATTTACGGAGTTTGGGATATGAGGTACACGTTGGCAGTCAATACAACGAATCCTATTTCACAATCAAGTGGTAAGGCGGTTATAACATGGGTTTAATTTCATGGATAAAGGAGAAATTCAAAATGCTGTTTAAAACGGATGCTGAAAAGGCTTTCGGTGTGGAAACGTACCTGTCGCTGGAAATGGACGCTGCTATTAAGCTGTGGGGGCAGTTGGAGAGCGGAAAGCCGCCGTGGGTAGAGGGCGATACCCGGACTATCCGCTTTTCAAACACCGTTGCCCGGGAACTGGCTAAGCTGATTACACAGAATATTGACATTAAGGTGCAGTCAAAATATGGAACCGGGGAAACTGCCAAGAGAATCCAGAAAGCCATTGATGACCATTTTCTGAAGAATGCCCAGGAAAACATGGAAAAGGTGATTCGGCTGGGCGGCGTGATGGCGAAGTGGAATGGGAATGGCATGGACTATATACCGCCGGACAGATTCCTTGTCACGGATTTTGACAGCAACGGAAATATTACCGGTGTGATATTCTTCTCTTTTCACCAGAAGGGTAAGAAATTCTATACCCGTGCAGAGTGGCACAGGTACGAAGGTACAGCAATGCACTTGAATGCAGACGGAACCGCAACGCCCGTTAGTCTGTACCGGGTATCAAACAAGGCCTTTGTGTCTGATGCTCAAGACCAGATAGGACATGAAATTTCCCTAAAAAACACAAAGTGGGCGGACATTGTGCCGGAGTTTACAGCAGAGAACCTTGAAAAACCTTTATTCGTGTACATAAAGAACCCATATAGCAACACCGTAGACCCGGACAGTCCCTTAGGGGTATCGTGCTTTAGCGAGTGCATAGAGGAGCTGCGATGGCTGGATATCGCAATGTCAACACTGGGGGTGGAAACAGAGGACTCCGAACCGAAAATGATAATCGGTCAATCTGCAATACAGTATGCAGAAGCAAACGGAATTGAACTTCCGAGAATGGTACTCAAGACCGGACTGGACGATATGACAGATAAGCCATTTGAGCAGTGGCAGCCAACTCTGCAAGTTGCAAGCCGGACAGACGGGATAAACTTCCTGCTCTCCATCATTTCTTACAAAACGGGCTTTGACCCTGGATATTTCGTATTTAACGGTCAGACAATATCCGTTGCTACTGCCACACAGGTAGAAGCCACGGAACGGCGCACAATTAACACCGTGGGAGATTACCGGGACATTCTATCATGCCCTGACAGCAACGGAGACGGGCGTATAGGGGCGATTCATGACATAGCCTATATAATGGACGCTATGGCTGTTATCAACGGGGAATCGGCTCCTAGCGAGTTTGGGAACTATGAAATATATGCTGACTTTGCAGACCTCACGAGAAATGCGGAGGAAGATAGGTCAAGGGCGTTGCTGCTAACGGACAAGGGATTCTATCCTAAGTGGTACTATCTGGTGCATAACGAAGGATTTACAGAGGAAGAAGCCCGGGCTATTGTGGCAGAAGCCAAGAGCGAGAATGAGCCGCAGGAAGGATTGTTTGGGGAGGAATAGAAAAATGACATTACAAGAAATGGTAGATAAAATTATAGAAGCATGGACACCGATTGCGGAGCAGATAGAGAAGTTAGCAGAAGCATTTCGGAAAGCCTTTGAAAAAATTGAAGAACACAAGCGGCTGCTGTGCCGACCGCCGAAATGGTACGCCAAAGCCAACAATCCTGCCATGATTGTAAGTAGGCGCAGGGTGTATCATTGCAGGGATAAGTGTTAGGAGGGATAGGGAATGAATTTATTAGAGCATTATATCAAAGAAGTATATAGCGTGGAGGATATTACGGAAGAATTTAAGAAGCATGTCGGGCATTCGCCATGCAGACCAATGGTAAAAGTAAAAATGAGAGTGAATTGTTATGGCAGGGAAGAAGATACAGAAAGCACATTCTTTATTGATGAATGGGAAGAAGCGCAGAAGCAAGGTTATTACATGGTATAACAAAGTGATTTTATGAGAATCAGACAGCACATAGGGAATGTTGATATACAACTGAATACTGATAGGATTGACCGCAATATCAGAGAGGCACAAAAGCTGTTGAATATGCAGGTAGTCGCCGACTGCGACCCTCTAATACCGTTCCAGCAGGGTGCACTCCGAAACAGCGTGAACTATCCGCAGGGGATATACGGCGGAGAGATTGAGTATAACACGCCATATGCACATTACCAGTATGAGGGTATCGTATATGGCCCGAATATCCCCATAAAGGACACAGAGGGCAATGTAACGGGTTGGTACTCTCCGCCAAAGAAGAACCCGACAGGCAGACCACTTACATATCACACAGAGGGGACTGGCGACCATTGGTTTGAAAAGGCCAAGCAGCAGCACAAGCAGGAATGGATAGATTTAGTCAAGAGGACAGCAGGAAAGGAGTAGGGGAATGGAAATCAAGGAAAAAATCGCTAAAATAGCAGATACATACGGATATGACGCGCAAAGCCGCCAGTGCATTGAGGAAATGGCAGAACTGACGCAGGCTATCAATAAGTTTTGGAGGAAAGTTTTAAAATGTGGAAGAAATCACGAAATACAAGTCGTGAAATGTAATAATAATCTTTTCTTTCCTAAAGAACACGATAATTTGATTGAAGAAATTGCAGATGTCCAGATTATGTTGTGGCAAATGGAGCATTTGTTAGGTGCTGACATTACGCCTATTGTCGAAAAAAAACTCAATCGTCAGATAGGAAGAATTGAGGATAAAATCTGATGTTGCCGCCGGAATACTTCTACGGAAAATCAGACCGCATGATAGAATTGTATGAGCAGTTGCAGATGTGGATTCTAAAAGACATAACCCGCCGCCTACTCTCTGCCGGAGAAATGACCGCAACCGCCGACCGACTTATCTGGAAATTAAAGCAGATGGGCGAGAGCCAAGCGGCGATTGAGCAGAAATTGCGGAAATTAACAGGACTGACGCAGAAAGAGTTGCGTTCCCTTTTGCAAGATGCCGTTCTGACCTCTTGGGAGGACGATAGAGCGACGTTAGGGCAGTTAGGCATAGAATTATCCAATCCGCTCAAAAACGCCGCTGTAATCCGTGTTATGGACGCAGAATTTAAGAAGAGTTTGGGCGAACTGAACAACCTCACACGCACAACTATGAAGCAATCACAAATTGACCTTATCAATATGCTTGGCGAAGCTGATCTGCGAGTGGCGGCAGGTGTGCAGAGCTATTCTGCCGCGGTGTGTGATATTCTGGATAGGTATGCCGGACGGGGGATATATGTGGACTATCCGAGTGGCACACGGAGGACACTGGAAGCGGCGGTGCGGTGCTGTGTGGTTACGAACCTTTCACAGACCGCGTCAAAGGTTAGTTTAGAATACATCAAAGAAGCAAAGACAAATCTCGTATTAGTGTCGGCGCATCTGGGCGCGCGAACAGCGCAGAAAGGCAGACCGCCATACGCAGACCATAGCGCATGGCAGGGCAAGATATTCCATATAAAAGACGAAGATTTAGAAAAGCTGACTACCGTTTAACGCTTTCCAGATACATAGCTATAGCCTTGTCAAATAACTTGCTTAATGGTATGCCTGTTTCCTCTGAATACGCTTTTAACTTTGCATACAATTCTTTGTCAATGGCGGTTGAAATTGCAGTGCGGTTTTTCAAGTTTCTATTTGAAGCCATAACAAATACCTCCTTTGAGATACATTATAAAACTTCTTTCAATTTATTGCAATTACTTTTTGAATATGATATAATTGAAATATATTGAAAGGAGTTGAAATAAATGCCAAAGTTTGAAGATTTAACAGGAAAGAAATTCAATAGGTTGACTGTTACAGGGAGAGCAGAGGATTATATTTCTCCGAAAGGTTATCGACTTGTTATGTGGAATTGTGTATGTGATTGTGGAAATAAATCAGTAGTTGCTACAGCGCAATTAAAATCTGGAAAGACAAAATCATGTGGTTGCTATAATGACGAGAAAAGAAAGGAAGATTTGACAGGGCGAAAATTCGGAAGATTGACGGTAATAGAAACTGCTGACAGAGGAGAAAGAGCAGGCAGGGCACAATTCTGGAAATGTAAATGTGAGTGTGGAAAAGAAACTGTTACAGATTCTTATTCTCTCACAAGTGGAAGGACTAAGTCTTGCGGCTGTTATGCCAGAGAAAATAGCAAACACGCAAAAATAACAGAGCCAAAGCATGGAATGACACATACAAGAATATACACAATATGGCATCACATGAGGACGAGAACATCTGATAAGGCGACTGGAAAAGAGAGGGTAGACTATTATGAAAGAGGAATAAGAACTTGCCCCGAATGGGATAATCTCGAAAATGGTTTTGAGAATTTCTATAAATGGGCTATGGCGAATGGATATAGAGAGGATTTAACCATTGACCGTATTGATAATGATGGGAATTATGAACCGTCAAATTGTCGTTGGGCTGACGATTTTATGCAGGCGAGAAATAAAAGGATAAAAAAGACAAACAAAACCGGCTATTCTGGTGTTTACGAGCAAAGACCGGGGAGGTACAGAGTTACAATAAGAATAGACGGAAAGAACACAACAATAGGGCATTATGATTCATTGGAAGATGCTGTTATTGCAAGGCGTGACGCTGAATTGAAATATTGGGGACATACAAATATTGATATATGATGTGAGGGAATATGAGTGATACGAAATACCCAGACTTTATAGAATCAACTGGATATGGAACTGGCGACGGTTTGTGCGGGTGGAACTGTCGCCACCATTTTCGAGCATGGGACGACCGCCTTAGAAATCCCTATGTGGACGAAAATGGCAATCTGAAAATAGACAGTGAAGAAAACAAAAAGCGGTATGAACTCCAACAGAAACAGCGTGCTATGGAGCGGAGCCTGCGGGCATGGAAACGCAAGCTGATTGTCAAAGAGCAGGAAATTGCAGGTGTGGCAGAAACGGACGTTAAGGAGATATTGCAGAGGGATTATGACCGCATGGCGTATCAACTGACACAGAAAAACAAGGCTTACAATGATTTCTGCAAACAGAACGACTTGAAGCCGCAGTATGACCGCATAAAGGTAGCTGATTTCGGCAGGGAGCAGACAAAGCGGAGTAATGCAGGGGCAAGGAGATACAAAAAGGAGAAGAAAAATGAATAGAATAGTTACTTTGGAAAGTCTCGTAAGACGGATAGAGTTTGATAATAAAATGTTGGAACAACACCAGGAAAATGCTGATATGATAAGGAATCACATAGAAAGACAAAAGCAATATATTTTGGATTGCGTGTTAAAGAATTCTGATAATCCAGCGTTGAAAAACATAGTCTTATAATTGGTACAACCCCCGCCCGAATCTGTTGTAAAATTGTGGTAGGAGGTAGGGAAGATGAGCAAATGGATAAGAGAATTATCACCAAAAGATAAAAAATATGGCGACGGTTGGTGCGGAGATTTAGACAGATGCTATCGGCTTGATAGAAAATATATCGTAATGACACGTCTGATTAAGACAGATATTGGTGTTGTGGAACATTTTTGCATAAGAAACAAAGATAATACGGATATTTCTTGGTCTGAAAAGCAGAAAATCAAGAATGACATAGCAGGAAGAAAGCGAACTGCAATAGAAGTATTTCCGAGAGAGGATAGATTGATTGATGAAGCAGGAATGTATCATTTGTGGGTATTGCCTGAAAATTATGAACTTCCTTTCGGATTGCATAAGAATGACTGCAAAACCGAACCAATCGAAAGAGAGCTGATGTTAAAATGAATAGATGGGTAGAGTACAATAGCAATCCCCTTAAACGCCGTGTCGGCGATTGCGCCATTCGCGCGTGTTGCAAAGCCACAAACCGCACATGGAACGAAGTCTTTGACGCTCTGGTGCAGATTGCATACCGTCAGAAGGACGTTCTGTCGGCAAATAAGGTGTGGGGTGAATACCTGGCAGACAACGGCTATGTGCGCTATGAGCCGGACTGTCCTATGGACGTTTATAAATTCTGCTGCAACTTCCCACATGGTACATACGTTTTAGGCCTTGACGGTCATGTGGTGACGGTGGTGGACGGAAAATACTGGGACACGTGGGACAGCGGCGGTAAGAATGTGATTTATTTTTGGGAGAGGGGATAGACTATGACAATAAGAGAAGGGGCAATATTGACAGCATATACAGGAGTCAATTTATGCAAAGATTTTTCAAAAGCACATGAGTACATAGAGGAAATTATGGGAAGACCTGTTTTTACGCATGAACTTCCGGCTCTTGCTGAAGAAATAAAGAAGAAATCCGAAAGCGATTTTATGAAAATTATAGGAGAACAAAGTTAAGAATTGCAACCCCTCCCTAAAATTGCTATAATGAGGGAAATACAGAGCGGAGGTTTGGTTTATGTGTGAACACTGTTGTTGTTGGGATTCAAAAATTAGGGCGTGTATGCTTCATAATACAGTTCCGGGAGGTTGCAAAGATTTTCAAGACAAATTTAGCTGTGTGGATGCCGGAAAAGAAGAAAAAGAAAATTATATGCTCAATTTATTGAAAGGTGCTATACAGTCAAAATAGGGAGGTTCGGGAATGGAAAATAGGGATAATGTGAAGGAAAAAGAAGATAAAGATGTGTTCGTATTAGAGCTTCTTTCAGAGATTAAAAGACAGTCCAAGCGTTGGATGATTGCTTTCTTTATTGTGTTGACTTTATGGGCGGCTACGATTGGCGGATTTGTTGTATTCTTAAGTCAATATGAATTTGAGAGTTACACGCAGGACGGAAACGGATATAACAATATAAACACAGGAGAGCAAGGAGATGTCATAAATGGGACAGACATACCGAAAGGCGACCAAGAAGAACGGTAAAGCAAAGGGAGTAGCAAGAAAGAAGAAAAAGAAGTAGGTGGAACATTCTTGAAGATATGCGATTTTACCAGAAAGGAAATAGAATACTGCATAAGTGAATGTAATTTTACAGAGCCAGAAGAAGCGTTATTTTATATGAGATGCAAAGATGTTCCGCTCGAACACTGTGCAGAACAAATGAATATAAGCATATCTACTGTAAAAAGATTGAGCCGCAGGATGATGAATAAAATATTTAAGGTAAGCAATTTTTAGGGCGTTTCGGTTTGAAACGTCTTTTTTTGTAATAAATGGAAAATGGTATTGACAAATGGTTACACCAACTGTAAAATAATATGTGTAACCAATAAGAAAGGAGGTATCATATTGGGAAATGAAAAGCCCGGTAAGAGAACGGACGATCCTAAAATTTTTCAAACAAGAATAAGGATGTCAGAGGAAGATTTGATGTATCTTGAGTATTGTGTTGAAAAAACAGGGAGACCGAAAGCAGAAATTATTCGGGATGGAATTAAAAAAGTTTATTGGGAACTAAAAGAAAAGGAGTAATCATACATACTTGGCGGTAGCTGATTACTCCAAAATCACACACACCAAAAGGAGTATGCACAATCATTGTATCTTCTTTTGGTGTGATTGTCAAACACCGAAAGGAGATTTTTTATGCAGAAATTCTATAAAAACTCAATTATCTTTATGCTGGCAAGCATCAGCGATGAGAAATTTCTAAACCAGATACGCACACTGTTAAAACTGCATATACAGAAGAAGGGGGCGGCGGCATGAACTATAAGGAGAAGATCATAGAGTTGTTACAGAAAATTGACAACGCACGATTTCTTAAGGCTATCTACATTTCTGTCAGTGATTATGTGAAGGAAAGCGAGGAAACAGCATGAATAATATTCAAATTTTTAACAATCCAGAATTTGGGGAGATTCGCACAATTATTATTGAAAATGAACCGTGGTTCGTTTCAAAAGACATATCGGACAAGTTAGGATATGCGAAACCTGCCAACATGGTAAAGTTGGTAGATGATGACGACAAGCGAAATGTGCGGAGCTCCGATTTGGATCCCAGCTCAAAAGGAACGGTTTATCAGGTCAGCATGATAAATGAAAGCGGCTTGTATGCGGCTATCTTTGGAAGTAAGCAGGAGAACGCAAAGAAGTTTAAGAAGTGGGTAACGTCCGAGGTTCTCCCCTCTATCCGCAAAACGGGCGCATACGGACAAGCAAGACTTCCCATGACAATCCCCGAACAGATTCAGCTTATCGCACAGGGATACGGAGAACTTCACGAGGAAGTACAGACCATCAAGAAAGATTTGGAAGACTTCAAAAACGATATGCCAATCCTCGGCGTGGAGGAATCCAAAATCACAAATGCCGTAAAGAAAAAGGGCGTGGAGTGTTTAGGAGGAAAAGAAAGCAACGCATACAACGACAAGAGCCTTAGAGGGCGGCTGTATTCTGATTTACACAGGCAGTTACGGCGTGAGTTCGGCGTAAGTACATACAAGGCAATTAAGCGCAATCAGACCGACACAGCGGTATCTATCATCAAGTGCTATGCGCCGCCGCTTGTACTGGCTGAAACAATAGAAACCGTAAACGCACAGCAGACATTGGCAATGTGACACTTTTATGATACTTTTGAGAAACTTTTTAGAGACTTTGATGAACTGTCAGAGTCTCTTTTTTTATGCCAAAATATAATCATGAACACGGAAATGCTTTTCAATTTGTGGGGCTTCTGCCCCAATTATAAAAGCGCAAGTGACGGTATTATGCTTGACATGCTACTAAAATCCATGGAGGAATCGGAAAATGCCATTAACAATGAATCCAGCGTTAAATCAGCAGATGGCGCAGTTAGAAAGGGAATACGAACAGCGCAAGGCAAACATTATGCAGAGCTTTTATAATCATCCACAAGGCGGTAGTTGGGGACAGCAGAGCGCACCGGCACCCATGCAAAATGTAGACTGGATTAGAGTGTCTGGCATTGACGGAGCAAAAAACCAGATTGTACAGCCGGGACAAACCGTTTGGATGATGGATAACAATGAGCCATATTTCTATGTAAAATCCGCTGATAATGTCGGTAGCTGTACTTTCCGCATATTTCAATT